CCCTTTTCCTCTTCCCACTTCTTAAGGGACTTTGCAGAAATGTCGAAGCGAACGATAACCTTTAAGATTGCCTCCATCACATCAATAATTTCCTCAGCAACATTATCGAGCACCTTGGGCTTTCCATTCACAACCCCTTTGGAGATTGCCTGAGAAAGCTCAGAGCACTCCTCCATCGCTCGCATCATGGATACCTCGGGATACCGGGTAACCAACTGTTTCAGGAGAGCATCACTCCGCTCGACTACCAGAGTTTTTCCGTCATCGAATTCAAGTATGAGTTTCATAGTATTACCTCCTAATTAATTTGGGACTGAGGGGAAATTCCCCTCAGTCCATATCCCATGGTACATCGTTACCAAGAGGTGCATCATATTCTACAGCTTCTGTCATTGCATCAGACTTGATCAGAAGTTTTGCATTCATGCCGGGCCGCATCGACAAGATTACTCCACCGTCCTTAATCAAGGCGTGGAATTCGATATTGTCATTAAAATTCACAGTTGCCAGCGTCTGATCTGGATGCTCTCCAAGCTGTAAGAGTAGACCGGAAAATATGTTCTTGATAAAAGTATAACAGATGGCAAATGCCACCATTTCCGCGCCCTTTCCAAGCACAATGCCATAGTTCTGGCTCAGCGCATACCGTGCCTGTTGGTCGACCGCCAGGTAAGCCTGATTCATCAGGTCAACATCGTGCTGATCAGCCTCCGGATCTTCAATGTGGAAATAATCCAAGGCCTTAACTTGTTCCACCGGAACCTGATCTTTCCTCTTCGTCTCACTTATAAGTTCTTCCGCAACCGGTCCAGCTTGGAAGGAAATATTAATATTTCCTTCCTTCTCGGCTTTGGTATTTCTTTTTGTGGTAACCTGTGCCGTAAAGAGGTCATAGAAATTGAGCGATGCCCTCGGGGCCATCTCTGCCTGCATATCGGCTGCCAATGCCTTGATAATCGACTCAATCACGTTATTGGCAATTGTATTACAATACCAATCAAAATCGATATTGATGCCGAACTTCTCGGCTACATCAATCTTCGTCTGCCGATCGATGCTATACAAGAAGTCTCTTGTTGCAGGATCTTGTGGGGCATCGCAAGTCCTTCTGGAATATTCAACGTATTCAATCATAGACATAATCGTCCACCTCCGAGTTAATAATATACTACTTTAAAAGAGACCCTTTATCTCGCCCTTAATTCGTCGGCCAGAGGCAAGATGGTCATATACATTTTTGATATCGCGATATGCAAAGATTGGGACGCCTTTGTGCATTGCAGTTTGGCACTTTGTAGAACGCAGGTCATCATTTGCTGAGATTAATACTTCAGTATCTCGCGTTACACTATTTTCTACCTCATATCCAATCTCATTAAACTTAGCTTCCCATTCGGCACTACGGAATCCTGTGAAACAAATTTTTCCGACAGCACTCACATCCCCAACGATATTCATGATACGAATAAGATATGTGATTGTGCTATAATTCTTAGCCACAAAATCTACAAATACCCCAGCAGTTTTTGGTCCAATTCCATCAGCTGCCTGCATTTGATATTGTAGTTTTCTCTTTTCAGGGTTTTTCAGAAGCTTATGAAGTGAGATCTGCTCAAAGATCTTCTTACACTTCTTCATAGAGATTCCTTCAATCCCAAGGGCTCCAAATAATGTCGATACTGAAATTGGTTTGGTCTTCAATTTCATCATCTCATCTACAAATCCGGTTGCAGAAATTTCATCGAAACCTTGGATTTCCATGATTTGGTCTGCCTGAACTTTGAATAAATCTTCAATCCGATTAACCAAACCTGCCCCATGCAATACTTCAATAGTTTTATCAGAGTAGCCCATCACCCCAAGCTTAGACATGAAGTTGGAGATCCTACCACTAACAACACGAGGACATGACGGATTTGCACACCGATATTCAGTGCCATTCCGCTCAAACTTTTCACCACAATATGGGCAATGCTTATCAATCCTAAGATCGTCTTCATTTTCCCAATTTGTACGCATGAGCGGCAATTTTACTTGTGGAATTACGTCGCCAGCTGAATAAACAATGACTTCCTCATGCTCCTTCAGATCCATACTTAAGAATTTGGCGTACGAACCTAAAGACACATCTCGCACGATTGTCTCATTCACTTCAACTGGTTCGACATGAAGCATTGGGGTAGCCCCACCTAACACACCAACAGACATATACCCATACTCAATCCGAGTCTTCGCCTCATTGGTATTTACTTTGTATGCAATGGAATCTTCCATTAAATCACCCTCATTGATCCCAATATCAATAAGAGGAGTGATAACCACGCCATCGACACGAAATGGGAAATCGTTTGAGCGAATCTTTTCGAGCTTCTGCTCAACTTCATCCATTAGGTCTCGGGCCGAGTATGGCTCAACCTCAATGGCCTCAGGTGCAATGAACCGTCGCTCTTTTTTATCTGGATTATAATAGAGCAACGGAACCAGCGCGATATACTTTGCAAGATAAAGGTTTTTGGGGGTATTAATAATCCCTGACGTTGCCGATCTTCGATTTGCATATTTCTTTTCCTTTACGAGTTCATTGAATGCTTTAGTCGATACGAGCATTTCGCATTTATAGAACCCATCAGGCTTTCCAGTAAACCAAGCAGCATTTGCCGCTCTCTTAATCAGAGCTGTAATGTCTTGGCCCTTTAAGCCATTATATCTAGTTGCCCCAGAGAAAATATGCCCTCCAAGAACCTCAACAGATACCGATACTCCGTCATACTTCGGAGACAGTCGATACCGAATATGTCGACCCATGCCTTCATAATATGCTTTTACCTCATCATAGGTATAGATTTTTGGCAATGAGCCGACAACCCCGGGAATCTTATGCTCAATAAATCCCCAATGCGATGCATCAGCAACTTCATCCGCAAAGATAATTTGTGTAGCATCTTTTTGCTCATGATAATATCTTTGAGTGCATTCATCGTATAGGCGATCGGGAATCAATGTATCCCCATTTTCGCTATACGTATAATAGTCAAGGCAAATCATCAAGAACGCCTTTAATTCTCTCAGATCTATCCGATTATTTGTCAGGATTCGTTGGCCATAGGCGAAATATTCAGCCTTATCGTCTTGAAGATCGTTGATATTTAATTTTCCTGACTTCAAGTCTTCATGAACTTGTCGATAACTAATCATATTTGATACCTCCCTCATATTGATAATACATTACTTCGAGTAGTTTTACTTGAAGTAAGAATAGGGTAGTAGACGTTAATCTACTACCCTATTCAATTTACAGTGCACCAATTCCGGTGGAGCCAGAATCCCCGCGGTTACGATTGCCGAGGTCACTAACTTCGTCAATAATGATATCCGCACTGGCAAACTGTGACGGCACGATTCGGAACTGTGCAATACGGGCATGCTTTGGGATAACCGTATCCCGCATTGCCAAAGCCGGCAAATGCCAGACATTGTTATTCCCACAGAATGTGTGATCGACAATGCCCATACTATTCGTTTGGATAATCCCAAAGTTCTTAAAGGTGCTGCTTCTCGGAAGCAGATGGGCCTCACACCCATCTGGCAGCTCCATCGCTACCCCAAGACTAATCATCTTGGATTCACCCTGGTGCAGTTCTACCTCTTCTGCAGAATACAGGTCGAACCAATCACCATCGTCAATTCGTTTGATTCTTGGGATAGTGTCATCGACATACCGCACACGAATAGTGGCAGTAACTTGGTCGAGCATAACATTAGGCGTAGTCATTATCCGTTACCTCCAATAACGACTCTAGGATTTCTGCATTTTACATGCATTACCCGAGAGTCGTTATTAGAATAGGATTTTATACTTGATACCGAATGGGCTCAAGAATGGCACCAAGATCTGCGCTATACACAAACCATTTAGTACCCTTGCCCAGGGTTCCAAAGGCATAATCCATGGATTTGGCACCATACTCATTCAATGCAGAACTTTTAAGAGATGCGCCAAACGAATTAATCTTTTTATTTGTAACTGCCGTCATTGGCACAAGGCCAAGACGCGCTGCAAAATCTGAGTTAACCACATTTTCAAAGATTGCCTTCCCAATCTTAACCTGGCGCATCAGCGTATTTGCATCACTACCAAGCCAAATGCGGCTATCTTTCTTTCCAACAAGTGCCAAATAAACCGGATCAATAGCTGCAAGCTGAACCAAATCGTAGATATACACTGGCGTCTTAATCGGTTCACGCGCTTCGAGAGGGGCCGTCAATGAGTATTGGCAATAAATTGTCCACTCACTATTGATCAGCTCTTCAGCATAATCCTCATCTGGCATAACCAGAACGAGATCATTTTTCTCCTGATCGACATATGACAAATTCTGACCCGCAGTATTGATCCAGAAGCTCTTATAAGTCCCAGTGCTAACTACTGGGGCCTCTTCATCACCTAATGCCAATGGGGATGGAGTATCAACCTCGATTTCTCCAATTCCATGCCGAGTGCGCAATGCCATGAAATTCGACAGGGCTGTTCCCTGGCACATCCCAAAGCCAAAGTTTAAATTCCGGTAAATCATGACATCCTCATTACTACCAGAATTAATAAAGACTACCTCTTTCGGATAGTATTTTTCAACGGTATGCTTAGACGTAAGACCAATCATATCCTCAAGGGGAATACGAATTGCAACCTCAGTATCATCATAATACTGGGGCTGAATGCGGAATGTCGTCTTAAAGCAATTTGATCTTGTAGGGTCTTGCTTTCCAGATACTACCCTACTAGGATCTGATTGAGAACGATATTGCGTATTCGATGGCATCATTGCATCTGGAAGTGGCATACGATTATACCCAGTAATGCCACCGACAGTATCAATACCAGGGGCGGTGTCCAAATTAATCCCGCGAATACTAAACACTTTACGAAGATCCGACAAAGACATGTCTTCTGACATCGGGTAACCGATGTCAGCCATCATTCGCCGAATCATATTCATTTTTTCAGTAAGATTATCGTCTGCGGCTTTCTGCGCTGCAGCATAATCCTGCATTTCTTTAATGGTAGAAGGCATATTAAAATCCCCTTTCAATGTATAGTCATGTCCATTAAATTACCCAGATGTTCCCTAGGTACAAATACGTATATTGCCAATCATGAAACAGAGACGTAATTATAACCCATAGATTCTCGTCGATTACAACGAAGGGAGAGTATGCTTTATGCAAAAATGCAAAAACTTTAAATGCCCAGGTTGCAAAAAGGTTTATAATAGTCTTGCTACCTGGTCAAATCACATGCTGCAGTATCATAAAGATATGATTCCTGAAGGTTGGTCTCCCGCTCGTTACTTCTACTATCTCCAAACTGGTAAAAAAGAAGGTAGTTGTATCATTTGCAAAAAGCCAACCGAATGGAATGAACAAACTGCAAAATATAACCGATTTTGCAATAACCCAGAATGCCGGCAAAAGTATCGTGACATGTTTAAACAGCGAATGATTAATAAACATGGAAAAGTATGCTTGCTGGACGATCCCAATCAACAACGTAAGATGTTGATGGCAAAAAAGACTAGTGGCGAATACAAGTTTCATGATGGAAAAGTTCCATATGCATCATCGTACGAACTCGATTTCTTAAGATTTCTAGATAGGATAATGGGAGCCTCGGCCAAAGACATCGTTGGACCATCCCCCCATACCTATTATTATAATTACACGAACCCAGACGATAAAGAACACGAAGGCCGCAAATTCTATATTCCTGATTTCTGGATTCCATCACTTAATCTCGAAATTGAGATTAAGCAAAATACATCAACTCATCCAAAGATTCTTCGTGTTGACAAAGTTAAGGAAAAAGAAAAGGACGAGCTCATGGCAAATATTCCCGGAGTCAACTATATCAAAATTGTAGATATGGACTATAGACCATTTATGGCGCTTTTCTTAAAACTTCGGAACGAAATGCCTGAAGAAGTAGTAAAAGAAGATACTCCGGCATATGAGAGTGTCCAAGAACTTACAACAAACTTTCCTGGAGCACAATATCCCTATATTCCATTGGAAAGTTTGGATTGTGAGGATTTACCATCTACTAGAACGGATCGATTTAAAGATAAACTCTTTTCGAGAATTCGATTCGCCATTGGTAATAAAGGCGAAGTATTTTATGATCATGGTAAACCTGTCGCAGTATATCAAACTGAACGCAGCTTGAAGAATCATAATCAGTGTTGGATTCAAGCATTCGAAGTAATTCCGGAATACCAGCATAAATATATTGCAACGCAAATGCTAAAGCGGTGCCTGGAGCAAACACATGCAATGTATGCGTCTTGCTCGAACGTAATTATGCAAAATCTTCTGCTTCGTGCGGGGTTTAAAACATATGATACAATAAAATCAGTATGGTTAATGAAACTTGAAAGAGAGGAGGATAGTGATGAGTGAACACATTTGCTTCCACACGAAGCTTGCTGCTATTAAGTATGCATTATGGTACCTTTGTATGAAGAAGTCTTCATATGCTAAAGTGGCAGAGAAATTCAAAGTCCCACAAAAAGACATTGAATCGGCATTGAAGATTACGTTGCCAAAGTTTGCTCCACGATTGGCAGTGCGTGTAACTGCCAAAGCTGCTAAGAATAGTGCTCGAGCACTTTCTGAAATTCACGCCAAGCAAAAGAATAAATCATAATAAAAGAAAATAAGAGGACGGGGAAATCCCCGTCCTCTTATCATGCCGGCTAGCCGACAGTACTTTCCTGCTTTTTGATCTGATTGGCGTATACGGCGCCAGCTGCACAAAGTACGCCCTGTACAACGGCCGTAAACAACCCATGCAGAACTGCTTGGAAGCTGGTGAAATTGGATGTGGAGCACACATAGATCGCGGCCAGAACAATGCCGACAACACCGAGAGCCACCGGAATGTGCTTGTCATCCATCCAAGATGCCTTCTTAAAGGCAATGCCGATCATACACAGCACAGGAATGAGAATCAACAGCTCAGGAGTAATGTACTCCGTAATGAGAGTAGGTTCCATAGTTACAGTCTCCTTTCACAATTATGATTCTATATATGATAATTTACTTAGATGTTCTAGAAATTGAGGTAAAAAGAAAGACGGGTGGAGACATCTCCACCCGTCTTTTATGCATTAGAATTTGACAGCCTCTGCCATCTTACTCCAAGCTTGGTTGTATGCTTCAATCAGGTTATCCGCCTGACCGCTAAACAGATTATTGCTATCCGGCTCTTTCAATTGGGACGGTGCCGCAATAAAGTGTACGCTGCACAGAGGACCCCTATAATCTGGCATATCGAAGGCATCCTTCTTGATGATGCCGTTTCGCAGATCGATTCCAATGCAGTTAGGGGCCGTCCCAAAAATCTCTTTAGAGATATGGCGCAGATACTTCTGAAGAGTAAACCAACCCTTCTTCAGAAGCTCATGTTGCGTACGCTCAGGGCCTTGCTTGGCGGCGGGTACTTCATACCGAATAACGGTAGAACAATCCTTTCCAGTAATACTGGATAGGACAGGAAGCTCAACATGAAGTTCGGCCGTAGCCTTCTTCGTGGTGACCCTCCCTACGCATACCTGAACGCCTTCATTGGAATTCAGGATTTCGAGGTAGTCTTTCATTGGGTGTGACATTTATGAATTCATCCTTTCTTTACCAGCCATCTCTGACTGTTTTTCAATAATTTTATTCCACATATCCCTATATGCATCGACCAGATTACGGCCATGGCCATATATAAGATAACTACCCGGATGAATCGGATCATGCAAAACATATGTTGTTGTATATCTACGGCCCCGTTTCTCACGATTCCAATAGACTGCAAAAGGCTCATTACCAAACCGTTCTTTGGTAATTTTCTTAAGTTCATCTTTCAAGAATTCGATCGTTGCTTGATAAACCCCGGCCATAGTCCGATCTCCAAGATGTACACAATACCGAGGTTCTTCAAGTACAGAACCTGGTGTTGGATCGTGAAGTTTCATTCGAACTGAATAGCACCCATGTGCACGATTCCCATAATGCTTGATATCGATATAAGTTACACACGAGGATCCGAGGGCCTGTTTGCGCCGTTTCCGAACCACTTTCTTTAGCATATAGAGTACCTCTCCTTATAAATGTATAACAACTTGTCGAGAACTTCTATCAACGTCCTCATCTGAGGTTGTAAGAACATTAACAGGATTTCCTTCAAAGGTGTTATTGTGGGTGATTAAGAAAACCTGATCAGCTCCAATTGCAGCCATTTGCTTAAACAGGATACTGATGAACTTCTCACGGTCTTCCTTATATAGTGGCCCATCAATTTCGTCCAGAAGCATGATATTGTAGTCAAACATGCTTAGCCGAACCAATGCAAACGATAGTGCGATACTGATGATACTTTGCTGTCCTTGAGATGCTGATCCGATGTCTTCAATAACACGACCATCGACCATGTAAGGAATTTTGAATTCAGTCTCAGTGATATTAAATTTAAGAATTTCTAAATCCTCATCAAAGACATTCGAAATTAGATCATTAATAATTCCCCTGCATTTATCCAAGAAAATTTTAACCAGAACTAATGGAATGCCATCTTTCGTCGAAATGGCGTCGAGGATATACTTCATAGTATCCCGAGTGCCAATTAGGCCTTTATACTCATTTTGATTATACTCAATCTGATTTAAAGTGCCCTTTAATTGATCGATTTTAATTTGAAGTTCCTGCAGCTCAGATTTTAACTTACTTACCTGACCTTCTAGTGCTTCAATTCGGCCATCATTTACCAAAATTGCGTCATATTTTGCTTGAAGAGCATCACATTCTGCAACTACTTTATCTTTAGCATCAATTAGATCGTCCAATCTCTTTTTAGTATCATCTCGCTGTTGAGCACGTTTATACATCTCTTCCAGCTTACTAATCTGGATAAGCAAATCGCTAGTCTCGGTCGTTATCGTATCGAGCTCTTTCGTGAGTTCTTCTCGACGGCCCTTACATACTGCAAGTTGAGTAACTGCTTGATCATAGTCGCCGGATTCCAACTGCGCAATTTCGGCCTTTACTTGGGTATATCGAGACGTAACGTCCTCAAATTCAGCTTGCATTTTGCATTTTTCAAGGGTATCAATCAACCGATTATAATTATACCAATTTGTACGTCGAGTCGGATCTGTGATTACATCAGTAAGGCTAAACCGGCTGCTCGCACCCAATTCAATTAAGATTGGCATTGCCTGTTTTAACTGAGTCTGAAGCATTTGTAATTTCTTTTGAATAATTGGATATTCCGAATACATGTTATATGCCTTATCAATTCGGGCAATTTCATCTTGCATTCGAATCAACTGTGAATTCAGTTCTTTTACATTTCCACTTACTTTTTGTACCGTGTCAGGATGTGTTCGATAATACGGGCAATCTTTGGTCGGACACAGGGGTGGACGAAATAGCGGATATGGACGTTGATACTCTGCTGAGAACTGAAGATTATTCAGCGCTCGCTGGAGATTGATCTTGCGCCCAGTCAATTTATTACATTTATCATTGGCGTATACTGCAATACTGTCGCCGCGAAACTTCATTACCGACTCGATTATATCCGGTTCATATTCAGCAAGCTCATCAATCATAGATTGAATGATTGGTAGACTGTCAATAAATGATGCCAGAAACGAATATGAATACTTACAGGTAAACCCATTAAGTACGGTAGCATATCGCTGATATTCTTGCTCAATTTCACTCAGCGTTGTTTTGAGTTCGTCCAGATGCACATTTGAATCATGCATCATTACTTTTTCGTTAAGTTGGTCAATCTGAGTCTCTAATTCTTGAATAGATTTATAGACTGACATCTGATATTCCTGCTTAACCGAGTGCGTTCCTTCGAGCTTTGCAATCTGATTAGAGATCTCAGTCAAAGACATCGTGATTTCATTTGCTGCATTGAACTCATCTTGCGCCAAATCAATCATTGCCTGAAGATTGTCTCGGCGATCAATCAATTCTGTAATCTCTCGCTCAAGAGCATCGAGTGTTCCCGACCAAAGTGATTGGTTGGTCCCAGTTAACTGATTAATATTGGCTACTAATTGATCAACTTCATATGCGCCATTTCTATATGTATCTTGCAGCAAATCCAATTCCTGCCGCATTTTACCTTCATCCGGTGCAGATAACCGCATCAATCGGTTAGATATAGCGTTAAGGGTACCATTCACCCCATTATACTCCGCTGAAAATTTCTTTGCAATCATGAGATAAATCTCAGTATCTGCCTGTAATGACGCAATGAACTTCTTTCTCTCAGTAGACTTCATTGAGATAACGTTCGATACATTTGAGCCTAACCGAAGAATCCGCAGAAAATTTTGGTCAATGCCAAATTCTAACTTCACAAGCTCTTTAAATGACGAAGTATTTCCGTTCGAGTTAAGCTCAATATCATTCTTTTTGAAATAAGACTTCGTCGCATGCTGCTTCAGAGTTTTATTCCAAATATATCGATGCTCAATATAATAATGATCACTATCATGATCATACTCAATAATTTTAAGGCCATCCATATCTTCTGGAACCATTGAATTACTATTTCGGCTATCCAATGTACCAAATGATGCAAATGGCTGAAGATGACCAAGGATAACAGATTTACCAGAGCCCATAGGCCCAACGATCAGATTCAACTTACTATTTGCATTTGGCTTCGTAAAGTCAATATCAACTACATCTTTGTGAAGGCCAGAGAAAAGATATGCAATATTCTCTAATCGTAGATGCGTAATTCTCCACATGATGTTAATCAACTCCTTCCTAACGTATCGTTACTTCAATAATACATACAAAAAAAAACGAATTCGGGAGACTACCATTCCTAGTAGTCTCCCGAACATTTTATATTACGATTACTTGTTCGAATTGATACTCAGATTTTAGTTTACGCCGCCCTAGAATAATCCATGTCTTTCCGTCATCCGTAATCTCTGGAATCTCCCGGTCAATGGG